GATGACATACTACTACATATGGTTAGTGGTTCATTTAATAAAAATTCATTTAGAACTATATTAGGTTCATCACCAGTTAGTTCAAGTTTAGTTCCTTTATTCAATCCAGCTTCTTTTGGTTCTAACAATTCATATCATCCAGATTACTTAGTTAGAAGTCCAGGACAACACGCAGCAGGACCAGGTGGTGAATTTGGGTTAGAGTTTCATAAGTATAATTCAGGAACAGATGATTATCAGAATGCAGCAAATAGTGGTTCACTTTTAATTGAAAAGTTTATTATTGGTAGTGGTAGTATTAAAAATAATGAGGGTTATGCTTCTCAAAATAAATTAGAAGTCATTATGACACCAGACAGAAATATCATAGCTCGAGATAAAGACTTTTTTGTAAATGACAGCGCACCAAAATACAAAGCAGATGGTGATAGATGGTATGGTAAAAATACTATTATGTTATCAACCGTAAGTGGTAGTTTAATTAAAATGTATGATGGTTCAACAAAACAAGTTCAAGATGTAGCAGCAGGTGATATAGTTAAATCATATTTACCAGTTGGTATGCCAGATGAATTTTCTGCACAAGATTGGATAGATTATTCCACTACAAGTTTAGACGGGTCAACAATGTCAGGTTCAGTTGTTGTTAGAACATTTGAATCAGAAGCATTTGGTTATATGTTAGTCAATGGTTCTATAAAGATTCCATACTCTGACCAAGCAATGCATAAAGGAATACAATATTTCACTAAGATTGGGGATACTTGGTCTTGGAAAAAGCCAGATGAAGGATTATCAGTTGGTAATTACTTTTTAAATTCATCTGAAGAAGAAGTAGAAATAACATCCATATCAGAAGTTAGTCAATCAGTCAATCAATATTCATTAGATGTTGAGGATATCGATACTTATTTCCAAAGTGATATTGTGGTTCACAATTTACCACCAAAATAAAGAGGTTATATGAAACAAAATGATAGGTTTCAATTCGTAGTTCATAAAGAAAATTTTTTATCCCTAAGTCAATGTCAAAAATTAATGAGATACTTAGAAACAGGCCAACCAACTGAATCAGAACTCGCTGGTAATTATGACGATAATTTATTGAATAAGAAAGTTCGTGATAACAAAGAAGTTGTAATCAACAATGAAAAATTAAACAACAAACTAAAAATGGTTTTTGAATTATCTAATCATTCTATTTATGATTATAATATACAAGAAATGGAAAGGGTAAAAATACTACGATACGAAAATGGTGGTAAATATAAATGGCATACTGATACAGGAGCAAAAGAAACTTCAACAAGAAAATTAACAGCGGTAGTTCAATTATCAGATGAAACATTATATGAGGGTGGAGACTTAGAGTTCGGTATCACAGATGACTCAGGTGAAAAAAATTATACGGCACCAAGAACACGAGGAAGTATAATAATCTTCCCATCATTTTTATCACATAGAGTTACACCAATTACAAAGGGTAGAAGATATTCATTGATAACTTGGATGAACGGGGATACTTGGAAATGAAACAAAACAATAACTGGCAGTGGTATATGTCAAGACCAAACTTTTTAACAAGTGATGAGTGTGATGAATTGGTTGAAAGAATTAAAAACACCGAAAAAGGTGAACAAGGTTGTTTAGACGACCACATTGGAGATGACCACAATACAGATTTTAGAAATGTAACGGAGTGGTATTTACATAAAGATATGAGAGATTATGTTGTAGGGGATTATAGTTCATTACAACAGAAGTTATTCGTAGCAGGTAAGGTTTGTAATCAATTGTCTTGGAACTTTGATGTTCAAGAGGTTGAAAACAATATAAAAATGATAGAGTATTTACCAGGTGATTTCTTCACTTGGCATTCAGATTTTAACAATGGTAAAAGCTCTACAAGAAAATTAGCTATGATTATTCAGTTGTCAGACCCAAAGGATTATGAAGGTGGTTCAACACAATTAGCAATCCAAGACCCAAAGACATTAGAATTTTACGAGATGCCGAAAGAAAAAGGAACACTATTAGTATTTTGTCCTTTATTATTTCATAGAGTTACACCAGTAGAGAGTGGTGTTAGATATTGTATCCAAGAATTTATGTTGGGTGACACCTTTGTATAAATATTTATATGCAAATGGGTGTAGTTGGGTTGACGGAGATGAACTTCAAGATAGAGAGGAACAAAGATTTAGTCAATTATTATGTAATGATTTAAATCTTGAAGAAATAAACCAAGCAATAGCTGGTTGTAACAATGAAACCATAATAAAAAATACGAGAGATTGGATTCTTGAAAACAAGGAATTGATTGATGAAACGATATTTATTATAGGATTTACAGCAGAAAGCCGTTCCAATTTAGATTGGGATTTCTATGAAGTTGAACTTTTTAAAAGATTTTTAGATAAATATTTTTGTAAACACATTTTATTTTTTTCATTTGGTAGAACACACAAAGATATAAACTTAGATAACTTTACAGATAAACCATTTTATGAAGTGGTTTCTAAAAATGCAAATAAGTTATCTGATATTTTTTGTGAAAACGGACACCCAAATGAAAAGAGTCATAGAAAGTTTGCAGAATACTTGAAGGAATATATTGATGTATAAAAAAATAGATATGAAAGAACTAAAATTGAATCAAGATTTTAGGTGGATTATTACGAGAGAAAATTTCTTTTCACAAGAGGAATGTGATGAGTTAATTAAATATATTGATAAACATGCGGAAAGAAAAAGAGGACACAATGTTCCAAAGTGGAAAATGATGGAGTGGGATAAGGTTGACTCAAACAAAGACATTGATAAGTTAACAAAAGCTGAACATAGTGAGAACTTTGATTGGGGAGACAATGAGTGTATATTGAACATCAGTAAAAATGATGAACAAAAATATCTTGATAAGTTTTGGAGTGTTATACAGATAGCCAATGCAACAACATTCAAATATAAAATAAAAGGTATATATCACAACAGAATACAAGCTCATAGATATGATAAAAATGATTCTTATAATCCACACTCAGATTTCCACAATTACAAAGATTATAGCACACCAAAGTTAACTTGTATTGTATTTTTAAATGATGGTTCTGAATATGAGGGTGGTGAGTTCAGAATGTTTGACGGAACAATCATAGAACCAGAAGTAGGAAAATTAGTTATACATCCGGCATTTGCAGGACACGAGGTAAAACCAATAACAAGTGGCCATAGATACTCTTGTATCGCTTGGGCAGTAGGAGATACTTTTGTCTAATGAAAAAGAAAGACCTAAAAATAGCATTAGCAATATGTCCACAATGGTCAACATCAACACCGTCATTTGCATTAGGTAGTCTTAATACTGCCCTAAACAACGCAGGATTTACATCAACAAAACAATTCGATATAAATATGATGAGTTCATTGTATTTAGCAGATACCAATCCAGAGTTATTTAGAAAGTGGATTGAAGATGACCCTTGGTCTACAAAAAAGATTTTCGTAGGACAAATCATACCATTGTTTCAAGAGTTTTGGTTCAAAATAGTTGAAGAACTTTCAACATATGATGTCGTAGCGTTCACAACATATTCATCAAACATAATGACAACAGACTTTCTCGCTCGTTATTTAAGACAAATAAATCCAACTATACGAATTTGGTATGGTGGACCTTTTTGTTGGTATGGGGAAAATGGTGGATTAGTAGAGGCAGGTATCAATCAAAACTATGGTGGTGGACATAGAAGTGAATTAGAAGTATCAAGAATGGTAGCTATGAGTAGAGAGTTCGTAGATGTTGGTTGTGGGACCAATGAGGGTGAGAAGACCATTGTTGAGTTAGCAGAAAGTATTACAAACGAAGACGGAAACTACGAAAATGTAAAAGGTATTTGGACTTGGGATAAACTAAGACCATCACTACCAACGGTAATGCCATTGGGTCGTAGTGGTAGAAATCCAATCTATACTGGCAATCTACAAATTATGAAGTTAAATGATTTAGATTCACCGACTTGGTCTAAAGAAGTATTGGACGGATATACAAGAATTAGATACATTGATAGATATTCAAATGACTTTGGTCCAGACTTAACAGTACCGATTCAGGGTTCAAGAGGTTGCACATTCAAATGTACATTTTGTAGTGAAACGAGAATGTATAGATATAGAAGTCCAGAGAAAATAGCAGGTGACATATCATTTTTGTATAACAATTATGGAGTTAAAAACTTTTGGTTTACTGATTCATTGATTAATGGTTCAATAAAAAATTATGGATTATTGATTGACTATATACTTGAAATGAAAGAAAAGGGTGAATTGCCAGAAGACATCAGATATGGTGGATACTTTAGAACACACAAAAAAATGGACACGGAATTTTTTGACAGAGCAAGAAAGTCAGGTTTAGTTTATATGAATATTGGTGTTGAAAATGGTGTAGCAAAAACATTAGCACTTATGGAAAAAAGACAAACACCAGAATTAGTTAGAGATTATTTAGACGCAGTAACCAAAGATGACCAAATAACATTTGATACAGGTTGGTTGCCAGGTTATCCACGAGAAACAAGTGTAGATTTTGCCAATAGTTTAAAGTTTTTATATGATGTAAAGCATAATTACAAACTCGGAGTTGACCACGGAGGTAGAATTAATATTATGAAAGGAACAGATGTATTGGTTGAAACACCATTAGCAGAAATGAAAGAGGTTTTCGGTATATCAAAAGAAGAAAGTCTAATGAAAAATTGGATTAGTGAAGACTATATTAACAATATTTTCAGTAGACATACAAAAGCACACTTAACAGACTTGTGGTTAAAAATATTTAAAATCAACAGACGAGGTTTAGTAATGGATGTTGATGACCACATTGAATTAAAAAAAGATACAAGAGTAAAGGAAGATTGGAAAACAAGAGAATATCAAGACGGAACAATGCCTAAACCACAATCTTGGGCATTAGATAAAGTATTGTATAGTTACAAATATGATGAAAAACGAAAGGATATTACTGATGAAAAGATTTTTGATACTTCGTTCTTAACACCACTAAGTTATGATAATGCATTATTAAGTCATCTCAAAAAAGAAAGTTTCCAAGATATATTAGAGAATTCTATTATTGACCAGATAAGAGGATTTTGTTGGGTTCTACATAATATTCACAAGAATATAAACTTAACATTTGATGTCGAAGATAATTTTAAAGTCTTTAATTTAAATGATACAAAGTTTTATTTTAGATTTGACTTTACAACAAATGAAAATAATGAATTTGAATTGGATTTAGAATTTAAAATCGATATAGATGAGCAAGATAAAGAGTTCATAGATATTAAGGGTGTTGATAATATATCCGTAGATAGAAAATATAAAATAAGTGGAAACTTTGATGATTACACCGAACAGAATGATAGCGTCAAAGAATTATATTTAGATTCAAATGACTATACAAAATACCAAATCAATCTACCAAGAACCAGAGTTACTGGTGGATACTAAATAATTTACATTTTCAGCTTCATACTAACTATTTATTTATATCTAAAAGGTTATTCACTATGAAAACAAAAACACTATTTGACCACATAAAAGAAATTACGAATTCACAGAACCCAAATTATTGGGACAATATTTCTGATGCGGATAAAAAAACTTGGTCAAACTATATGGTTCATAGATTTCTATCAATGAAACCAGAGTGGATTGAAGTAGTGAATGAAATACAACAATACTGGGAATTAGAACCTAAATCAGTTTATCAATTCTACACCAATGTAATTCCCAAAAGCAGAACATTTCTCAGATACACAAAGTCTAAGAAAAAATCAAAGATAGAAAGTTGGGCTATGGATATATTATGTGAACACTTTGAAGAAAGTTCACAA